ATTGGCTGAGATGTTGGTTGCCATGCCCGTCACGGGAACCTGCGCGGAAATGGAGAGCGCCACCGGCCCGATTGCCGGTGACGCTTCCACTCCAACAACACCGACCGCACTGGAAATTTGAACCTGCGCTTCGCCGACTTTGAGCTTGCCAACCACGCCGCGCTTGATCTCTACAACCACTCGCTGACGCTCGCGGTAGAAGCCCCCCGGCAGATCGCGGGCCACGATGGGCGGCGGTGGCGGGGGGCCGCTATCGATCTGAAGCAAGCCCTGCGTGCCGATCGACAGTGGCGTAGGGCTTGGCAGCAAGCCCTGCGTGGCGATGAGCAAGCTGGTCAAGATCGTCATTAGTCGCGAGAGACGGTGGTCGTTGTTGCGCCGTCGCCGCCGATCGTTTGCGAGATCGCACCAGCGGTGCGGCTCGTTGGAGTGACGGTGAGCGTGTCTCCGGTCTTCAGCCCGTGGATGAGATACATTTCATCAATCTCCGCGCCCACAGTTCCGGCTGGGTGATCGCCCCGCGTAACGAGAGGGTCTCGCACCGTGGTGAGTAAATACTCGTCGCCTGCCGTCGGCACAACGCACCAGTTCGAGTCCACGGTAGCGGTGTCGGTGCCGGTATCAAAGGCAAGAATGAATCGCGCCTGTTTTTCGTCGGTGTCTTGGTTTGTGACGACGATAGTTTGCCCGACGCACAACGTTCCGATTGGCTCAAGTGTGATTGTATTCGTAGTCGCGGAGACCGTCTGTCCTTCTGCGATGATACGCTCGTTGGCAATTTGGCGAAGTCTCTTACCCGCCGATCTGTTGATGTTGTGAGTTGCGCCGGTAAGAACTTCATCCCACACGGCATCTGCGATGCCTGCGGTGGTGGCGGTGGAGAGATCGTTCACAAGAATTTCGGCGCTACCATTCCATGCTATAACGCCAGAGGATACAGGAGTGATCGCGCTTGAATAAAAAACAACCTGATAGGTTCCCGCCGTAATTGCTGGCATGTCGCCAGAGTAAAATCTCGTTGTGCCGACTTCGCCGCAAGTGATCGCTGCGCCGACCGTGATGCCGGTTTGAAAAAGTTGCGCGGTGATCGAAAGGCCGCTTGTCGGTTGTGCTGTGTTTAGTTCTTTTGCCATGTCGTTGCCTCCTGCATTGTTTGCTCAAAAGTGTGCGGCGCATTCGGCCAATCGCTGCGCTCTGTGGAATACCCCGCACGGATTGTGTTGATCCAAGCGCGCACGGCTTGCATTTTGGGCGGGATTGCGCCTGCCTGCATGAATTGCACTTCCAGATCGAGAAGGCCGAGCAAGCGCATTGCGCCGTAGCCTTCATGCTCCAGCCATGCTTCGGCGGAATATGTTGGTGATTGCGGAATCATCCACTTGCCATCAACCCACACAGCTTCGGTGCTAGGCTTCGCAGGCGCGAGTTGCCATTGATCTTTTTTCGGGTTGTTGCCGAATGTCGCGAGATCAAGCTCGCGCAGATCGCTCGGATCGGATTTTCTGAAATACAGTTTAAGCATAAACGCGTGGATGGTTGGCTACGGTTGAGTTGGTGTCGGTAAGTGTCATTCCGCGAGCAAGGTCTTGGATGTTGCGCACGAGTGGAATGTAAGTTACAAGTGATTGCGGACGAACCTTGTTGCACGTCATTCCTTTTGATAGGGATAGGATTTCTTCATCGGTCAAAATTGCGTGCCATATTCCTATTTCAGCAAAATCTCCAATTGACCAAGTAGAGTTATATTGCATTCTCCCTATCGAAAATGTTTCAATTTGAGAATTATTACTTGTTGAAGATGGTATGGTTCCAACAAAAGAAAGAGTTTTATTTACACCGTCACCAAATGCTTTTAACCTGTTGGAATTTCCTGTTTGCGAACCATCAAACTTAAATGCATAATGGTGCCACCCTGTAACATTATTTGCAAAAAACGCATAAGGATTTCCAACGCCATTGTTAATTGGAATATACAAATTATTGTCGCTCAAGTGCGTAATTGCAAGCCTGTGTGCTTCCGAAACATGAAATCCAAAATTCTGAGCAGATCCCGCCGTTGCTCGCCTTATCCAGCCAGCCATGGTTATTAGCGTTTGATTTTTAGCAACTGATGTTGTCCCGCTAATTTCTTGATTTGTAGCAAATGCCCGTGCCATTAAGCCGCGCTCCTTACTTCGACGGCGATCAACTCGGCATCGCCAGTCATGGTGTCGTTGCCTGTATCGGCAGAATCCCGATAAACTCTCAAGCGGAAAAAATCCCCCGCCACAATCGAATCAATCGTAGTGCAAGTGATCGCTGTGAGATTCGGAACGCCGCTTGTAGCCGCCGTGGTTCCATTAGCTTCTGTGGCCGTATCGAAAGAATTTGAATCGATATCCGTATCTAGATTCATAATTTCCGCGCCCCAACGCACCGCGCCACTTGTGGCCGTGGTTGCTGCCCATTTCAGCCGAACGACGATGCCGCTTGAGAGATCGGCCCCTTCCGGCACGCCATCCAAGAAGACGGCAAACTCGTTTGTTGTATCATCAAAATCCAGCACCGCGATGCTGTTGCGCGTGTCGAGTGTCGCGAATGTTACGGCGGTGGGTTGGTTGTCCATCGCTGTAAAGCGGGCGAGAGTTTTTGATCCGCCGCCCGCCGCTGCCGGTGGTGCTGGAATGTTTGCGCCAATCATGACAAAAGAATCAAAGCGTTTTTCTCTGTGGGCTGCGGGAATTTAAGCTCAAAAGAGCCATCAAAAACCGAGCGATCCCCGCCGAAATTCAAAGTGCAGAGAACCGCGTTGCCTTTGCTGGCGTTGTAAACCACCGCCCCGTGCGCGGTGAAGGATGCGCGATCGATCTTGAGATCGTTGAATGTGACATAGGCGCTTGATCCCGCCATGCCATTCTTGAAGCCTGTGAGCGTAAAGCCGCCGCGATCGTAGCCGGGGCCGCTCACTTCGCCATTCTCGGTGTAGGCGGCGAGTTCTGGCCCGATCACGGCGCGGCTTGTGTAGAGCGCGATTTTGTAGGTGTCTGTCGGTTGGTGGATACCAAGCAGAAATGCCTGCTTGGCTGAGAGTGCAATGCCTTGTGCGATCATTTGGATTTAAGTTGTGCGTAGCAGACTGCTGCGCGTTGGGTTGAGTCTGGGTATTCGGAGATCATCATGTCATCGGCCATGCAGCGAGAAAGAAAATCTTTTTCGCTTTCGCCTGCGCTCGGCGTCGGCATGACGAGTTCGGTAGGATCGGGAAGCGAAAGCGAGCGCAATCGCCCGTGGTTATCGCGCTCCAGCGTCATGCGCGGTGCGTTGTTCGCAGCTTCCTTCGCGGCCATGCGCTTTACCTTCGCTGCCGCCCAAGTCTGGCCCGCGTCCCCACCCCACAAGGCCCAAGCGATGCGGCCAGCGGATGGAAAGCCATCTTCGCCCGGAGAAAAGCCTTTGCCCTTCTTATCGACTTCGTGGCGTGAAAAATACGAGTGCATTCTTTTCACCGTATCGTCTGAAAGATTGTCGCCATTGGCGATATTGCGCGCGCGAGCCACGCCGATATTGGTTCCGCCGCGCCCGTGTTCGCGCCGCCATTCCAATCCGCGCTTGGCTTCTTCGATCATGCTCTTGGTGGGTTTGTGCTGATCGGCTTGGAATTCGGATGTCTCGACTTGCGGCTCGGGTGCGACAATTTCTGGTGCGACAATTTCGGGTGCTGTAACCGCATCAGGCGCATCTGCGGGCTGAACTTCATCGCGCTTCGGCATTGGAACAGAGTCTGAAATGTATTGCGCGGGAATATCCATTTCGCCAGCCAGATCAACAATCATCGCCGCTTCCTTCGCCCGTGCGCGGAAGGCTTCTTCGTAATCCTCTCCCATGTCGCTGTAAATCTGCCCAGCGGTTTTGAGTCCCGCCTTCCACAAAGCAATGTCGGCATTGGCTTCACGGCCATAATCGATCGAGACCTTGGCAGGCCAGCACCAGCGGCCATCAAGTAGATATTCGCTCTCGGGAAGCAGGCCGCGAGATTGCGCGTCGAGTAAGATAATATTTTTTATCCTATCAAGGAACTGTGACTCCAGCAACCTGCGCCAGCGTGCAAAGGTGCGCTCCGCCATCGCGGCTTCCATGCGCGCCATCGGGCCGCTCTTGTCGGCGTCGAATGCGAAGCCGTATGGCAAGCCCACACTCATGCAAATGTGCGATTGAACGAGACGAACGAACTCTCCGAACGCTCCGCCTGGGCGATCGCTTTTGAACATCTCCATTTTCTCGCCGGGACTGAGATAGTTGATCGCGCCTGGATCGATGTTGGAGAGTTTTTCAGTCTGGCCGAGATCGTTCTGGTTACTGGTGGCGAAGTAGTCGGCAGCGTCAGCAGATCCGTTTTCGGTGACGATCACGCCGGTTTGATACGAAGCATATTTGATCGCTTGGATTTCGGCCTTCAGTGCTTCCTGCAAATCACGGGCAGCGTTGAGCGCGGTGGCAAATGCCGAGCGGCCACGGTATTCATCAAGGCGGGTAGCGTCGAACAAGTGGATGAACTCGGCGGCGGGGATATCGGTAGGCGACACATACTGGTTATTGATCGTGCGAACGAATATCTGGTAGCTGGAAGGTCGGCCATATTCGTCAAGATTGATACCGCCGATGTAGGTATCCGAATCAATCAAGCGGTTGTATGGCGAGCCAATGCGATCAGCTTCGACGGCCTGCAATTTTAGCTCGCCCTTGTCGCGAACGATGATGAACCCGCAATCGCCATCGCGAAGGATCGCCATGACAGCGAGTTGTAGGAGCGTGACAAAATCATGCCTGCGAAGGAAATCGCAACTCTTGCACCAGTTGCGCCAGTAGCGTTCAACCC